GTTCGACGACGATTTCAAAGCGACCGTCCGGATGAACCCGGATGCGTCCGTCCTTGCCGATGAATTCCCCGGTGACAGCGGGCGGCGTGGCGCATGAGGCTAGAAACGGGACGGTCAGAACACCCATCGCCAAACAGAAGAGGCCAACCTTGAAGGACTGGTTTGGCTTGCCGTCGTCAAACAGGTCGCCGAGCACGACCACCAGTTCTTTCACGGCGAGCGCGGCGGGACCGGCGGCGAGCAGGTATTTTGCCATCGTCGGATCGAAGAGCTGGGCGATACCGGCCAGATCCAGTGCGGCGAGCGTGGACATTCCAGAACCAAGGAACGTGAGGAAGCGGAGGATGGTGACGGTCTTCATGCTCCCTCGTCCGGAGTGTCAACCGGGGCGGCGGCAATAGATTCCCGGCCGACGATCTTGAGCATGGTCGCCGCTGTCGCCTGCATGGACTCACAATCAAAAAAGTGATTCGGTCGTGAGCCGATCTGCTTCCACATCCAGTGGCCCTTCTCTTTGATCCGCTGCTCGCTTTCGAGCTGCGCAAGATAGTCGTCGTCGATGTCGTCGGGCACTTCCCAGGTCGGTCCTTGGGCGGGATCTTGGTTGCGGCGCAGGCGGGCGAGCGTGTCTTTGATGTTGAGGTTGCTCCAGTAGTGGACGTGGCAGGACTGGCGATGCGAAAGCACGACCTTGCGCCGGGGCGAGTAGAACCGTTGGACGGTTTTTCCATCGCGCCCCTTGTGCGCATAGACTGGGCGACGGTCGCCAATGAGCGCCACCCATCCTCGCTTGGCACACTCACGATAGACATCGTAGGTCGCATAGCCAGCATCGAGAAACACAAGGCTTGGGTGAATCTCGAAGCGTTCCTGCAACACGTCGATGTCGGTGAAGGTCAGGATGCGCTCGTTCCACATCAGACGGCTCGATCCCTCCGCCGACCATGAACGGACCACGGCGAACAGGTGGTCCATCTGGCAGTCCACTGTGATGAAGCGCAGCGGGATCAGGCCGTTGCGCTCGGGCAGCGGGGCCGCAATCACACGTCCGCTCTTCGGATCAATCGCGCCTTCCTCTTCCCATGTCTCGCCGCGCTTGTAACCGGATTTTACAATCTCCAGCTTGTAGTCTTCGACGTATTCGCGCCACGGCAGACCGAGCCGCTTCTGGTAGAATTGTTGGAGCAGTGAAACGTCGCCCTTGCGCGCCGATGCCTTGGCCCGCAGGTAAAGTTCGGCGAGTTGGCCCCAGCTCATCGCGCACAGCGCGTTCCAGTGGAAGCCGACGTTTTCCTTCGAGGCTTTCGGATTCTTGGCGACGAACGCCCCGGTCGCATTGAGTTCACGCCGTGTCCGCTCGCCGTCGTTGAAGTAGTGGTTGCACGACTCACAGCGCATTGCCGTGGTGCGCCGGACTTCGTCGAAATCCCATTCACCGAATTCATCCCTGGCCGACTTGCTCCACTCGACGCATTCCCATTTGAACGGCTGCCGGTGATGGCACTCGGGGCAGGCAAACGTCCACTCGCGCTGGTCAGTGGATTCGAACTTCCTGTGGGTGTCATCGTCCTCCTCCCCGCCCTGACTCATGAAGATGCACTTGCCGAGCCAACCGAAGGCGGTGACGCGTGCCTCGGCTTCCGCCATGTGACCGACCGGCCAGCGCCACGTCTCGTCCCCTATCAACCAGCGGATCGAACGTCGCTGGAGGTTGGTCTTATTGTGCGCCCCGAGAATCCAGAGCGTCATGCCGTTGTTGAACTGGATGGTGTTGTTCTTGCGCTTGTGGCGGTGGATGCCAGTCGGCATGAGTCGTCTCACAGGCTCGCATTGGTCGAAGAGCTTCTGCAGGCGCGACTCGGAATAATCGCGGGCGTCCTCGTCGGTTTGGTCAAGCCAGAGGGCTGGCCCCGGAAGGTTGGCGATGATGTAACAAATCGTCAGCTCGGGTGCGGTGGTCTTGGATGACTGGACCGACGCGATGATCGAAACGAGCCGGATGCGCGGATCAACCAGTGATTCCATCACTTCGCGAATCCACGGAGAGTTGTCCGAACGGAAGCGTCCCGGGTTGGGCGAGTAGGGAATCCCCTCGATGTGATCCTCGCACCATTGCCAGGCAGGCCGACGGTCAGGCGGTTGCCATGCTTCGCGCCAGATGTCGTGGAGCACTTTCATGATTCGTGGAGGCAAAGGAGCACCTCATCAATCGCCTGTCGGCATTCCCGCTGGATGCCCGTGGCGTCGAGACCCGATAGAATCGGCGGAAGTTCGTTTTCGAACTTGGCCCGCAGGATGGAAGTCGCCCGGGCGACATGGCCGATCCACTCGCTCTTCACCTGATGGATCGGAACGTATTCGCCTCTCTTCACGGCGATGCGGAGTTCGCGCTCCTCGACTTCGGCGAGCAACTTGCGCGCCTTGAGAGCCTCCTCGTTGCCGACCGGCACCTTGCCTGCCTTGAGTCCCCGCAGCCGGACGAACTCGCGCCAGTCGGCCACCGGCCACAAGCCATTGGACAACGGCTTGGGCGCGCCATCGAGTTTCTGCCAGGTGGTGAGCGTGCGGCGGGTCACGCCTAACACAGCAGCAAGCTCGACGAGCGTCTTTGCATAGGCGAGCGTCTCCTCGCTGCCAGCCGCCCGTGATTCAATACGCGCCCGCTCGGCCACGGTGAGCGGTTTTCCGGCCGCCACTTTGCGGACCACGTTCTGGAAATCCGCGTCGAGGATTTTCTCCGCGACATCAGCTGGCAGGGCGGTCGATGCTGGGTTGCCGTTGCTCATGGTTTCACCGCCACCCACCCGGCGAAGTTCAGATGCCGCCAGAAGCAATCGACCGAGGTAAAGCCTTCCTGGTAGAGCAGTTCCTCATTCCAGCGGGCAGTGACAGGCACCAGCACACCTTCCAGCGACAGCCGCTTGCGGTCGATCTGACTCTCGGAATAGCCGTTCTCCCGCTTGATGTTGAGGAACAGGTTCACGAACGCCTCATCGAGTTTGGCAGTCGCACCGAGAATCTTTTCCACGAGGATAAAGGCTCCACCCGGAGCCAGCGACTCGAACACGCGGCGGATGATTTGCTGGCGGTATTCGATAGGCGTGAACTGGAGCGTGAGAACCGAGAGCACGAGACTGGAAGTCACACTAGGGAACTCGTGGCGCAGGTCGGCAGACTTGATGGTGACGCGATTGCCGTGCGGTTGGTAGTTGAAGTTCTGACGCGCCGCCTCGATCATCGGTTCGCTGATCTCCAGGCCGATGTAATCGTTGGCCGCACCGAAGCTGGAAACGAAAGGCAGGAGCGCCTGACCGCGGGAACATCCCATGTCGATGATGGCGGTGCCGGGTTGCACGAAGCGCCGGCCCACCTCGAAGGTCACCATCCGCATCGCGTTGTATTGGGGGATGCTCCGCTGGAGCATGTCGTCGAATACGGCGGTCACTTCCTGATCGAACTGCCAGGCTCCGCGGGGAACGACTTCATCACGTTGGGCTTCACTCATGCCCGCGTGGCGGATGTCAACGCGGCAACCGCTTCACGATCCGCGTGCCTTCGGTCAGGCAGGTCCCTTCAGGCGTCACCCAGAAGCACGGGATCGAAAACTTCGCATACATCTCTCGGGTCCGTGGGTTGCTTTCAATCGCGATGTAGCGGGCGTCATCGCCGTGGGTTGGGAACACATCCTTCTTGAGCAGATGTTCTTTGATTGCCGGAGGATTCCACCACCCCTTCGGCGCGAAGCACGCATCCTGGGGACGCCATCCGGTTTGCTCCTCGATGCGGTCGAGCGTCTTGATCGTCCAGGTCTCCGGGCGGGCGGTGATGAGCACGACCGTATGCGGGCGGACCAGTTCCACCAGCCATTGCCGGTATTGCTCGTTGGCCAGTCGCTTCTCCATGCGCTCGGGCGTGGTGCCGCGTGCCGGATTATTGGACACCAGCGTGTAGTTAAGGTCTAGCAGGATGATCATAGGTTAGTCTGAAGACGTTGGCTAAAAGAGTCCATGGCGCATTTCACGAGATCCATTCGGGTGCCATCTGGATAGGGCAGGTTGAACTCAAACTTGATAGCTGCACGCAGTTTGTTAGGATCAACCGGACGCGCCGATGCACAGGCCGCGTTGATGTTGTTGGAAAAGTCATCGACCTTCACTGAGCGGAAGAATGGGCCGAACAAGTCGCGAAACTCTGACTCGGTGTGATACTTCTGAACCTTGGGCTTGTCCTGAAAATCACCGATGCGGATGCCCGGTTCGTAGTCGAGGCGGAACGCGATGTTGCCCGCGTTGCTCTCGTTCATGAACGCCTTGCCATTGACCTGCCGCCAGCCGGACTCACCGGCAGAGGACGCGCAGGCATAGACCTTGGTGAAGGGTTTGCACAGGGCGGCACACAGGCAGGCGATGTGCTCGCGGTCTTCACGGAACGGCACGGAATTCAGCACGCTCGCAATGAAGATGCTGGTCCATTCCTTGCCCGCCGCGACTTCGGCTAGAAAGATGCGGGCCAGTTCGATGCTTTCCGCTTTGTTGATGCCCCCTGGTCCGAGCCGGTAGGGTTCGAACGGCGTGCAGTCGATCCCGGCCTGACGCAATAGGAAGGTTTCGGTCAGGTGGCCGGCACCAAAGTCGAGGATCGTCGTGCCATGCTCCTTGGTCCAGCGGGTGCGGTCGGATGCCTTGCCGATGTCGAAGTCCTTGCAGGGCTTCGCGCCATGGGTGGCGAAGACGAAGCCATTGCCAAGCTCGCGCCTCACCCGGCGTGCCCTGCGGAACGAGTTGAAGCGCAGCATATCGGCGTAGCGCGTGTGGATATCGAAGTCCATCGAGAGAAGGTTCATCATCGCCCGAGCGAACTCTGCTTCTTCGTCGGTGACGAAGACCACTGGAGCGAATGCGACTCCCTTTTCCGCGAGCATTTCCAGCCGGCCGATGCCGTTGATGACCGTGAGATCCTCGCGGCAGACAATGGGCATGAGGATGCCGTGGCGATGCAACGTGCGAGCGAGATTGCGAGCATACTGGATCCAGCGGCCGGAGTTCACCCGGCAGAGATCCTTCACGGCGACTTCCGCGGGCTTGAGGCAGCGCAGGAATCCATCGCTTCCGACTTCCTTGTCCGGTATGAGGGCAGCAAGCGCCTGGATGTCGAGCGATTGCAGTTCGCTCGTGACTCGACCGGGCGTGCTGTTGAAATCGAAATCGTTGGTCGCCCGGTTGAAGACGATGTTGAGCGCCTTGCGTTGGTCGAGATCGAGCGCCTTGGTCCGGGATACCGGAACGTGCGTGGCACCCATGCGCGATGCAACAAGGTGGCGCTGGTGGCCGGAAAGAATCTCGCCGTCCGAGTCAGCGAAGATAGGGGCGATGAAGCCGAGCTTGCGCAGCGACAGTTCGATCAGGTCAAGACGCTCGGCAACCGCCGACCGTGGGTTGTAGGTCGATGGCTTGATGGAATCAATGGATTCAAGGGTGATGTTCATAGTCCGAGGCGGTTACGGATTTCGTTGAGCACGCTTTCCTTGTCGAAACCGGCGTCTTGTTTCACGTGGTCGCACCACGCGATGAAGTCTTCTTGTGTGATGCGGAACCGATAGAGTCCGACGGCAACGGTGACGTCGCTCTTGTCGAGTTCCTTGTCGTGACGGTCGTCGTCATCCTCGTCATCGTCATTGCCACCCGGATTGAGCAGGCCCTCAATGTCGGCAGGTTCGAAGCCCGCAAGGATCGTGTCGAAGTCGATGGACTTCCACTCGCTGGCGATTTTTTCGAGTTCGTTGAGATCGACCGTGGAAAGTTCGGCCAAGCGGTTGTCGGCGACCAGCACGGCGAGTTCGTCGTTCTCGTTTGAGAAGTCCTGATAGTCCACCGGCACGACTTCGACACCGAGCTGTTTGGCGGCCATCAGGCGGCCGTGGCCAGAAACGATCAGGCCGGTGAGCTTTGAGACGGTAATCGTCTGTCTCCAGCCGAAATAGCGGATGTTTTTGGCGAGCAGCTCGATCTGCCGCTGCGGGTGGGTGTTCGGATTGCGCGGGTTCGGCTTGAGTTCTCCAACGGGAACGAGCTTGTCGAAGCTGCACCAGACTTCGATGCCATTGGCGAGCGTCCGAGCTTTGGGAGAATGATCAGTCATTGCCGTGGATGCGGCTGTCAACAATCGCTGGCATCCAGCCAGGACTCCAGATCGGCGAGCGCGGCCCGGACACATCCGCCAGAACCCACCGCGATCCGCAGTGAGGTCGCTTCATCGACCGGCCAATGTCGGCGAAGCATCGTGGCGATTTCCTCGGTGGACGGTGCCGCGAGCTTGATCGACTGGAAGCGCGTCTGGAACCGCTCCGTGAGAAGGTCGAGTTGCAGGTTACTGGTGCCGATGATGGCCCGTCCTGGCGGCAGCCGGTCGAGATAGCTCAGGAGCAGATCCTGTGCATCCCGCGTGCAGCGGTCCATTTCGTTGATGATCTTTACTGAATAGACCCCGAAGAGCGAGAAGGCTCCGAGGCCGGCCATCCACTGTTTCACGGTTTCGACGGTGACGAGCTTGCCGTTGAATTCCTCGATGGCGAAGCGCGTGCCGGATAGGGCGTCGGCCACCATGTCCGCGATGCTGGTCTTGCCAACACCGGGCGGGCCGTAGAGCAGAATCTTCACCGGCACGCTTGGGTCATCGTGGAGTTTTTGCGCCTTGGTGACTAAGCGGCGAGCGACGGTGGCGGCTGGGCCGCAGAGATCATCGGGTCCGGTAGGTCGCCACGCCAGCGGTGGGCTTGTGGGGCTTGGTGACGGGGTTGGGAGAATCTTCAAGGATCGTGACATGGGGATCTGAGTTGGAGTGGGTGATGGCCCGGGCGACGGCCTCCGCGCCCTTGCGGTAGAGGGTGACGGCGAGCAGTTCGCCATTCACCCACACCGACCAGTAGCGCGTGGCGTAGCCATCGGGTTTGCGGTATTTTTCGACTGCGACCTTCATCAGAAGTTGTAGTCGTGGAATTGGCG